GGGTTGGCAACCCACCCCCAGGGAGGGGCAGGACAGGTCGGCTCAAATTGTCTGCGAAACGATCGCGTGCGAGAGCTAGCTACATGCTTCCAACGGTTCGGGTGATGAGCTCGATTCGCCGGACATAGTTGTGGAGAAGTGACCAGATCAGCTAAAAGCCGCAGTTACCACACCATGTGTCCGACGGGATTACCGTGAGTTCGGCGTCTAGCAGTCGACGGCCGATAGCGCGAGGAGCAGCGGGTGAGCGGATCGCATGCCACGCTTCGCCTGTGAAAGCTCAGCAACGCACGCGTCCACCTCAGCGGGACCGAAGCCATAGTGCAGCCGGTAGTATTCCAAGTACTCCGGCCGAGTGGCAACAACCCCGCTGATCCGCGACCGAGAAAACTCGAGGTCGCGATCAACCCTCTCTCGCACCCCACCAACACTTTTCCTGAGGGTTTCCCCAAGTGCCAGCAGTAGCGGATCGCAGCGCCCCATCATGAGGAGCGTCGTGGCGATCGAGGCAAGCCATGCGTCTGCGTTCTTTCCGCTGCGACACTGCCAATCGGTGCAAAGCTTCGTAAGCATTTTGCCAACACGCGGAATGAGGACTGAAGAGCCCCCAACGCGCATAAACCGACTGGAGCAGTACCCGACGTACTCCCGCTCCGCGTGAAGAATGACTTCAGCCTCCATACCAAGCCGCTGATATGCTTCGCACACTCCCGCAACGCCGCCAATGGCGTTGAAGAGCTTACGGGACATGACGGTCGCGGAATCATCCCCGAGGACGACAGAGGCCCATCGCTGACGAGCCCCGAAAACCGCAACCTGCATCCCTGCGTTCATAATAGCGTCACCCAGCGACGTATCAGGCATGCCGCTACACATACCAAACATCACCGAATACTTGATGCCATGCGCGGTTTGACCGCGCTGCTTTCCTCTGCGTAGCTTACGCCTAATGTGCCGGGGGAGGATGACCCCATAGCAAGCGTCGAGCGCACCAAAGGCGGCTTTCTGCATGTGTGCGTCGAAGCGCGACAAGTCCATCTCCAAGAAAATCAGGTCGTCATCGGGGTCCAGAGTGCTCTGGACGCAATCGATGAGGTGATCCCAGCCAACGCCGGTGCTGCGGGCGTTGCTGCCACAGCTATAGAAGATGTGCTTGCCGTCGAGGACGTCAGCACCGCAGCGCGGTCGCAGACCGGCTTTGAAAGCTTTGGCCGCTTTGCGCAGCCATGGCCCCACTTGTAACACGAGACGTTTGTCTGGACTTTGGATGAGACGGGGGTCCTTGAAAAGGTAACCCGCGGAGTCCATCTGGTAAGTCTCCAGCTCTTCGCTGCTATCGTGAACAACAGTTTCCATCTTCAAGAACGACTTGAAGCGGAGGCGCTCCTTTTCTGGCAAGGTGAACCCATCGGCGATGAGCGCCTCGTACAAACGGATGTTAGCAGGGGTCTGGCTCTTGAGCCATTCCTTGAGCGGCACGGGCTTAGTGACCGGCTCAACATGTTCCTTCAGAAGGGGGAGGTAGCACAGCTTGAGTGCCTCCATAGCAGCGTCAACGATGACACCGTTATCCCCTTTATTCATCCAGAACTCCTTACCAACGCGTGCACGAAGCGCCACCTCCTCCCCAGCTGCATCCGGGGTGGGCGACATAACGCACCTGCCAACGAGCCCGAAATGTGAGACTGTCCCAGCGACTGGCTTGGATGCCTCGAACAACGTGTGCTCGTACTCGAACCCATCATCCCGCGTCTTAGTCGGTTTGAACACGACTGAAGACGGGTCATAACTGGCGAGTAGATGGCTTTCCACCATGCCCATGGTGGGTGTAACCATCTGACCAGGGACGAACTTGTGCACGTTCGAGCCGGTCTTGTGTCCCCAGATCGTCTGGTGACACTCTTGCTTGCGCGAGTACGCTGCTGCGATGCTCGCGCCCGTTGCAGCCGACTGCCCCTTAAGTTTGTGGGCGAGAAGGCGCTGTGCTGCGGCGACGATGTTCAGCCGAAGGTGCCTCTTTCCAAGGCGCCCGACGGCGAAATTCCAAAGCATGTGGATAACGGCGATCTTGGGCCCAAAGGCCAAAGTCGAAACACCTAGGAGCACATGGGCAATACAGCGCCACGCACGATCCCGGGGTGTTGACCCTTCCAAAACGCCCTGCCCGGCACCGACGATGACAGCGGCCGCCAGGCCCGCCAAACTGCCGACACCGGAGACAGCGAAAAGCGGCGTGAGATCGCTCGCAATCCGGTGCTCCACACACTTCTGGACGAATGAGGCCATAGCCCCCTTCGCCACCTCCTCTCCGAGAGGGACAACGACACAGTCCATGACTGTTGGAATCGAGTCGGCGACAAGAATCTGTGGGACGGACATCTGCCCGGCATAGGCCGAGTTGAACTCCATCGCTTGTCTCTCCGTCTGCGAACGACCGGTCGTAGCTGACCGCCCGTGGTACAGAGCCTGCGCTTGGAACGCAGGCCCCGTCTCACCATTCCACCAGTGGCGCATCGAGCGCCGCAACATGAACCCCCATGTGATCGCGTCGTGGGCAACACCAGCAAAAGTGGATGACCGGAGGTCGTTTCCACGATTGAGGTTTACCGCTCGGGTACGCGAGTCGATGGCTATCCCCCGAACTCTCCTCAGGTAATAGTCGTTCTCATCCTCTTCCAGCCCAGCATCGGCTTGGGGCCACGTCTCGGTGACGAGTCGAAGGATTTTGTGGGACGATGCATACTGGCTAAGGTTAGCCGTGAGAGTGTGGAACTGCTCATCATCGTATGCACCATGCGCGCGCCGACTCCAAAACATGTCAGCGCTACCACGGAGCTCAATCCAAAGATTGCGGAGCTCCTCCCTCTTCTTCGCCAAGTCCTCAGCGGCCTTTGCCTCAGCTTCCTGAGCTGCGACGTCGACGACGATGCGATCGTCGTCGAGAGGCGGCCCATTGCGTTCATCCACCATGTTCGCAATGTCCGCAGCAGCGTGGCCGCCCTGTTGGACAAGGGCTTGGGCCAACGCGAGCCCCTGGTCAGGGGGCGGCACGTGCACAACGTGCTGTCCAGGGACCGCTCCCAACGCCGCAGGTGGCGGTTGGGCTGCAGCGACAGGCTGCTCAGGTGGGCCGCCCTGGACGGCGGCCCCCTGCTTTGCGCCAAGCTTCTTGGCGGCTTTCTCCTCCTTCTTAACCTTGGTTCGCTCGCGCTTGACAGCGGCTCTGCGTTCCTTAAGGCAAGCGGCGCACACGCCTGGTGGCGGGCGGCGTACGTCGAAGGCTTCACGAATCTGCTGCAACGTCACGGTCATGATCCCCAGGCAGGCTGAGCAATGCGAACGCAAAGCTTTGTGCTTGAAGAGTGCCACGAAGCTCTCGCTCCGGTGGGTCACGTGGTACGCCGCGCAGACGTGGTTCTCAAACTCGGAGAGTTCTTCCTGGTCCGGCCAGGGCGCATGCATTCCAGGCGGGACATGCAGGCTCATCACCGGCAGCTGGGCCGGTGGAGGTGGCCCTTTCGGGCCGTGGTTGCCGGGCTTCGGCTTCGCTTTGTTGTCGGGCTTCGACTTCGCTTTGTTGTCGGGCTTCGACTTCGCTTTGTTGTGTGGGCCATTGCTTCCCACTTCGCCTTTGGGTGCCTGGTTTACGGCCTCAGGCTGGGCACTTAAGTTTTCTTTCTGCATGGTTGTTTGAATATCCGGGCTTACGGTCACCGAAGGCCACTTGGCTCCTCGTGCTCTGTTACCTGCTGAGGGGTTCCCGCCGGACAAGGAAGTTGGGGTACCTTACATACTGCGCCTGTTTCTCACGTGGGAATTGAGCGCAGTCTGTTGCCGTGAGGCACTGGGGCATAGACCAACATGCAGCCACCCGCGCACCGTCCTTTCCCCAGATGGGGCAGTGCGTGGGGCCTAGCGACGTGCGGGTGAAGAGGGAGTTACCCCCCAAACGACCCACACGCCTATTGAGAGTGCTAGGACACACCTCCGAACATGGTCCGGATTAGTAGTAGAATAGAAGTTTTGACTTTTCGCGAGAGTCACTACTCGGCCTACGGCTAGGCTGTCTGCTGCTCCAGGTACTGACCCCCGGAATCGTGTCAAACGATGGTCCCACGGCATAACCCGCGATTTGAGCCATTTCACTTTAAGGAAATAAATGGCAAGAAAGAAAAGTAGTGTTGTCTTATACCGCGCCCACGTATAGCGCTTAGTGTTGTCTTATACCGCGCCCACCTATAGCGCACTGTGTGAGCAATCAACTGCGGGCGAGCTCAGGTGGCTCGCCGGGCAGATCATGCTCCTTCTCATCTTCGGGGTGGTGATGAGGGTGGCAGCAGTGTGGGGGTCCAAGCTCACCGTCGGCAGGGTTGAATGCGATGCCGGCAACCGTGTAGGGGACAGGTTGCGGCTCGTAAAGGTCCATCACGTACGTGACGAAAAAGTTTCCAACCGCTTGACCGAGGACACCGCCAGGGGCGGCATCGTTGGCTGCTGCGACGATTTGGCCTTGGTAGAACTGAGCTACGTTGCCGGTCTCACGACCCTCGTAGTTGACCATCCAGGTTTTGGTGCCTGAATGACGATACGAGACGGAGGCCGTTTGCCACATGGGTGTGAGGGTGGCGTAGTTCAGCTCAAGGACTTGCTGCTGCGTTGGGTTCTGGATCTCCTGAAAGAGCTCAGACTCCTGGCTGACACCAAAAGCGAGGTTGTTGACGGTGGAAGTACCGACGGACGGCACAAAGGTCAATGTGAGCTCGCGGAATGCGTAGAACTGGAATGTCTTAGCAATCTGGTATAGCCTGGGGTCAATGTTGCCTGGAACCATGGGAACGTACCAGGTTGGCACGTTGACTCCCGCTGGCCCGATGGCGAGCATACCGGCGAAAGACTGGGGGCTTCCGTCGGGTATGCGTCCATTGTAGGCGCGAAAGTTGGTCAGGCCTGAGCCAGAGATCCGGACGCCGCGGGTAACGCTGAAGTCAGCGATGGCCTGCGGGCGCCCAACGATGTTGAACGACGCTTTGGGAACCATAACGCCAATCGAGGCAGGCATGGCGACGGTGGTGGGCATACGGCTTGTGCGTGATGCGATTCGTCGATTCCATGATGCCGCTGGCTTCTGGTTGCGCTGCGGACGCCGGCGTCTCTGACGGCGTGGAGCGGCCCGGGGTCGGGACTTCTTTTGGGAACGGGATTTGTTCGGTGAACGGGTGTACGACTACGGAATGTTCAGGTCCCGCAGAAGGCGTGTTGCTGTGCCACTAGCGTCTGTACGCTAAACTCCAAACCGCACATTGAGTCCACCCATCGCGACCGCGCGTGACATGTCACGATCGGAGAGGGGCGTTGTAGATAGTGCGGCCGAGTGCATTCCCGCCATAGCCGAAGTTGGGCTTGAGCGAACGATCATTGAGCGATCTCAGGATGGAGGACGAGACTCTTTGGTACAAAGTTCCGTTGAAGAAACGACAGCTGCTGGGGCTGCCAGTTTGGTTCTTCTCCTCGAAGTGGTTCCTAAATCTGCGCGATGACCCTCGTAGGGTTGGGCGAGAACGGGTTGTTGGGACAGCGCGACCGTTAAGGCGTCGCGCACGCGCACTGATACTCTAGCAAACCCTTGCCCCACTCACGTGAGGCTATTCATCCAGGGCGCAGTACCAGCGGCGTGAAAGAGAACCGTC